TGTAGCTTTATAATCGCCCACACCCTCAAACTCAACCTGCAATCCGTCAATTACTTTGCCCTTGATACCTGCATAGCCGTTTACATCATCGTCAATGTCATAGCCTGTCACCCAAGGTAACCAATCCCCATTGAGCAAGTGCACTCTGTATTTGATGTTGCCCTTGCTGACCTTAATTGCAACAGCTGAAATAGCTTGTTTCTTTCGTCCTGCTACATTTGACAAGCCCTTGACCTCATTGTACCAACGATTGTCAGCGTACACACGATAGGTCAGAGTAGGCTTTTTCACTTCGCTGTTGGCGTGACCGCAAACGCTCTCATTATAAATAATGTTAGTGTCAAGTCTGCCGTTGTAGCCGTCAAGTCTGCCTGATGAGCTGTTCTGCCAAATGTCGCAACTTAATTCATTTACAGAATTATATTGAGCAAGCCAAATACTATATTTTGATTTTAACTTATCGTAATCAAGATAGTTGTTAAACCAATTCAGATTAGCATAAACACCTGCTTTGTAACCGCTTTTCTTGACTGTTTCGCAAAAGCGTTCTGCAATCTCTGTAAGTTTTGCTTTGCCGAGTTTGATTTGTGAGGAGTCCTCTAAATCATAATAAATCGGCATATCAAGGGATTTGCCCTTAATACATTCAAGGCAAGCCTTTGCCTCTTTTTCCGCATCGTTCACGCTGTCAGCATAACTGTACCAATACACGCCGATTTTTAAATTTGCGTTTTTTGCATTTCTAAAATGGCTTTCAAACATATTGTCTTTCTGACTTGCCTCTCTGCCATATCCTGCCCTTATTATGACCGCTTTTATGCCGTCATTTTTCATTTTGTTGAAGTCGATATTCTGCTGAAATTCTGAAATATCAACACAAGTAATTTTTGACATATATTAAACCTCCCTTAGCTCTGATTAACCTTTACCCAACTGTCCCAAGTAGTCGCCGACGATGAATATCTAATCCATAACGCACTACTTGTTATGTATATTTGACTCCAGTTATACTCACCCGATGACAAACATATCAACATACCTTTTGCCGTTTCGGGAATGTTAGCGGTTGAGGTAGTACATCTGTATACTCCTATTTCTCTTGTATTGCAGTCAGATATTCCACCCACTCCGTCTTTATTTCTTGTGCCTTGCGTGTTTGAAAAATTCTCAAATCCCAATGACGGTTGGTTTGCAATATTAGGAGCGATAAAGCTGCTTGATATTGATATGTTTCGCCAATATGTTGGCAGCGTTTTATATCTGTTAAACAAATAGTCAGACAATATTTTTAGATTTACGGATGCCTGCGCTTTGATTTCAAGGCCTGAAACGTGGGCAGTACACGAGCTGTAATATTTACCCGGATTAGCCGGATCCTCTGCACTGTCAATAATAACGCAGTCGCTAACCTTAGCATATTTCTCAATCATAGCCGCTGCGTATATAATTCTCAAGCCGTTAATAGTCGCCCTTGAATAATCGCCAAGCCTTACTGCACATCTGCTGGAATCAGAACAGCACGAGCTCAGTGTAGCGTTCACATTGTCCCTCAGAACAAAAGCAGTACAAGTTTCCGTAAGCTCTTCAAGCGAGTTCCAATAGTGACATGTAACTATATCATTTCCGCCCGGCTCAATTCCCACATCGGTGTTATATACAATAATATCTTTCCAATAACTGTCTGTTGTCAGATTTCTGATTCCAACACTTCCAAGTATTGCCGATTCGTTAAACAGTAACAGTCCGCTTGCTACCGTTTCGATGTTGTAGCTTTTTACACCATCAGCTAAACTTCCTGCAAGAATACCTGCCACACTGAAATTTTTAATTTTAATATTTTTCAGCGAAAGATTGTGAGTACGATTATAATGTATTCCGTATTTGGCGTTATTGACATTGATTGTAATGTTACGGATATAACTGTTTCTTGATATATATCCGAGATTAGGACTTTCAACATTAAGTTCAAAAGCCGCCTTATCATTACAATAGCTTTCGATAATTGCTTGTGTATCGCCGTCTATATACATATCTTTTGCCAAAATCGGCTTTGTAATCTTATATGTTCCTTTTGGAATATATACAGGAAGTCCTAAGTCAACAGCTCTTTGTATTGCGTCCGTATCATCTGCAATACCGTTTCCTATTGCTCCATACATTTTCGGAGTGATGCACAACAGCTTTGCATTTATCTTCTCATTAAGCTCTGCTTCGAGGTATTCGATAACTTCTGATTTTGCTTTAGCAACTGCAGCCTCTGTTGCTAAATTCGAGCCTGCTGGTTCATATTTTGACTTGCTATTAATTACAGACTTGTTTACAAAAACACTAAAATGCTGAGTTGTCAAGATTGTATCGTTCTCACTTAGCACAAGTTCGCATTTCATTATGCCTGCGAGCTGTAGCATTGATTTCGCAAGAGTGATTTTAACCGCATTGTCTGCAACTATACAAGGCACATTTTCAGCGACGATAACATTATTCACAGTTGCGTTAAACGCAGCGGTAACGCTTGAAGATAGCGCTACCGGTTGTGAATCAGCATATAGCTTACATTCAATGATGCGTGACTTGTCATCATTTTGAGCGACTATTATACTTTCGTAATCTCTGCCTTTGGATACATCAAGATTAAGTTTGTATTTTACATTCAATTATGTTCACCTCATTTTACGAAATCAGATAGCTTAGTTTTGAACGAACCAAGCTCAAGCTGTTTATACCGTTCTCTAAGCGTATCATATGTAGTTTTGACTATTTTTGATTCCGCTGCGATACTGTCACTTAAGATTACTGTAACAGTATCGCAAAGATTAAATTGTTGCATATCGTCAAGGACCGCTTCTGTATCAACTTTAATATTGCTCTTGATCTCACCAAGTTTATCTCCTCCTATGTAAGCCATTGCTGCTATTCTGCAAGTGTTTTTGACAAATTCGTATCCGTCACCTGTTGAAGAATTTACTGTGATTCCATCGACAAGCTTGTCGGGAACTGGATATACTTGTAATTTATTCGTTTTTGATTTTTGTTCAAAAACCTCATAAGGGTTAGCAATTATCTGTATGTCTTGCTTTGAAAATTCATCATAAACAGTAGCGTAAGCACACACATGACTTATCGTAGTTTCACTTGATTGAGTTTTTTCATAGCTTGATATATTGTCGCCCCACTTGAGGCTATACGCTCGTTTCTGCCCTCGATTTTTTAACAATGAAACATTAAAATTGTTCCATTTGTATTCGCCCCCAAACAGGTCAAGCAAACTGCCCTCTAAACCGCCGAGAAAGTCACCAAGTGTGCATACTTGAGTGTAGCCGAGGTTGATGCTTTTTCTGTTCGTTATATCTGACGAAAATACATAGTTGTTGTCAAAAAGAGCATCTAAATTTTCGTAAGCCTCCGCAGGTGAATAGAGCTGTGCTGATGTTTCGCCTGCGGCAAGAATGTTGTTGTAGCAGTTATGTTTGATGTGCTTCGCTTTGATACTAAGAACATTGTTTTTTTCTACTACTTCGTAGATTTCAAAAAATTGTGATTCGTCTGTTGGATTTGGTTTTGCGTATATATAATTTTGTACAACAGCACTTTCGGCACATTCAGAGTTTTTAACAACGCTTGCACTTAGTGTGTAATCTGCGTTGCGTGACTCTTCTACTGTGCATTCTGTGCAACCGGTAAGCCTGCCGAGGTAGTGCATTGAGTTGAGTGATAATATTCTGCTTGTCGTTTCGTAGACTAAAGGTATCATAAGCGCCTCCAATTCGGCTCAAGCGTAAGCGAACCAATAACCTGATTAGCGATAATCTCATTCTCTCCTGCTTTAAATTGCTGCGGCAAGAGAGGTGAGATGTAAGATTTAATGCCGTTTTTAACAGAGTAATACTGCATATTTTCACCGTCAAGGACTGTGTAATCTGCGTTAATTGGATTTTTTATAGATAGTGTTTCTCCGTTTATCGTTAGCGTTGCAGAAGCACCCGTACCCGTGAGCTTGTAAAGCGGATTTGACGGCATTCTTTCAGAGTTGAGTAAATTTAGCTTTTGACCGCTAACAAGGCTTATAGGCTCTGTCTGCGCATACCAATACGGCTTACGACTGAATTTAACATTAGTTGTGAGATATGCTGGCAACTCACGCTGAATTGTGTCAAGATTACTTACAACAGCATAACAGAAGTAGCCTTTGTTGTAAGTGTCCTTGTATGTTTGATAATTGTTAAATTCAGTCAGCCAATCTATAATTTTATACGCAAGATATTGAGCAGTTGTGTGGGCAAGCAAAGGCATTAAAGCTATTTGCAGCTCAAAATCAACATTGTTGTATCTGCTGTTGTCCTGCACTATATCACCGCTTCGTCCCGGAATTGATATAAGCTCAAAATCACGCTGGGCAACAGAGTGGAAAGGTGCATTAACTATACGACCGCCAAACTGACTAAGCCATTTGCCATTATAAAAAAAGTTGTGCATCAGCTAAACTCCTTCCTTTTGCTTGTGATTTCCGCTGCAAGTCGCTCTGATAATCTTTCCACAAGACTATCTATATCCGAGTCACTGTTGACTGTTACACCGCTGATATTAACATTAATGTCAATATTCGTTGTTGACGGCTCATCTGAACTACTTCTGAATGGGTTAGTACCGTCTTGTTTAGCTTTGCGGTACTGTTCAGCCTCTTGTGCGGTTAAAACTGCCTCGCCTGCATCGAGATAAGCCAAATATTTGTCGCTCGGTACATAGTCGATACCAGCACGGAAACGGGGGAGAGTGACCTCTGGAATGTGTGGAATTTCCCAGCCAATCCACTCAACTGCCCAGTTAATGCCGTCCAGCAAGCCATTGATTAGTCCTATTGCACCATTGATGATAAACTCAACTACCGTTGGGATAAGGTTAAAAATGCCCTTGAACATATCAACTATACCATTCCAGGCTTGCTCCCAGTTCCCTGAAAAGACTCCGTCTATGAAGTCAATTAAACCGTTGAAAATTCCCGTCAAGCTTTCAATCGCACCGCTTATTCCTTTGATAGCTAATCCTAGTACATTGCTGAAAACATCGGCAAGAATTTCAATAACTGGAGTTAAAGCAGGTAGGATAGCGTTGAGCAGCATTGATAATAGCTCAAATAGCGGACTTAATGCGTCTGTCAATAAGTCGAAAACGGGAGCAAGAGCCTCGAAAACGGGCTGTAATGTTTCACTTAATATGCCTGCAATCTCGTTAAAAACAGGGATAAGCGGCTGTAACAAGTTATTGAGCAACTCTGCAAGTTTGGTGATGAGTGGTGCAAGAGCTGTTGAAATGAGCGTTGCAAATGGCTCGAGAAGTTGCAGAATCAAGTCAATAAACGGCTGCACAAGCTGGAAAATAGTGTCTAATAACGGCATTAATGCGTTGAGAATTTCCATAAACGGCGGCAAAAGCTGTTCGATTACTTGCACAAGAATAGGCAGTAGTTTTTCTGCAAGTTGCACGATTATCGGTGCTATTGCTTTGAGTAGGCTGCTAATTACAGGCATAAGTTGTTTGAGTAATTCTATAATCGGCGGTATTAGTTGTTGCGCAAGTTCCATAAGTGTAGGCATTATTTCGCTGAACGCTTGTGAGAAAATAGGCGAGAGCTCGTCAAAAAAAGAAATAATTTGAGGCATATAGTCAATTACAGCTTGGCATACTTGCTGTAATATTGGCATTAATTCAGCACCTAAACGAGTAACCACTCCTGAAAGAGAGCGTTTCATTTGGTCCATAGTGTCGGTCAAGGATACACCTGCATCTATTGACTCGTCAGATAATACAAGACCTAAATCGTGCGCTTGTTGTTTCATTTCATCAATGCTACCTGATGCACCATTCAGCAGTGGCATAAGCTCTGTACCACTTTTGCCGAATAATTCTGTTGCAAGCCTTGCTTTCTCCGTTTGATTTTCCATTCTCTGCAAAGCAGAAAAGGTTTCCCACATCACATCTTCCGAACTTCGCATATTGCCGTTAGCATCTGTTACGCTAATGCCTAATTTGTTGAATTGTTCTATATTTGAAGATGTTCCACTTGCGGCTCCGTCCATAGCAGATACAAGGGATTTCATTCCGCTTTGGAGTTTGTCGACCTCCATTCCCGATTGAGAACAGATAAAGTCGAGTTCTTGATATGCCTCTCTTGATACTCCAATTTTCTGCGACATTTTATCTACATTGTCAGCCGTTGCTGCCGAAGATGTAGCAAGTGCCGTCAAACCGCTTGCCGCTGCTGTTGCTCCGCCAATAACTGCAGCGCCCCATTTGCCAACAGTTGAAATGCCTTCGGCAAAGGTACTGTGCGTGGACTTTGCTTTTTCTTCTGTTTTTGAGATAGATTTATTTGCCTCATCGTTATTAACGAAGATTGAGCCAAACAGTTTAAAAATTTCGACTGCCACGTACTACACCTCCTGCCATTTGTAGCGATTGAGCATTTCTTCAACACGATTTTCAATTTCGTCTGTATCGACTTCGTCCTGTGCAGTTGACTGCATTTTGCTGTCTATGCTGTCAACAAATTCTCTGTACGATAAATGCGTAATTTGACCAAGGCTTGTTAAAATAAAAGCCTTGTATTTCATTTCTTCGTTTTTCTCATTGATTTCATTTTCAATGATTTTTAAGATTTCAGCGAATGACAAATCTTGCAATGCTGTAAGATTGCCGCAGCAGTATTGCAAGATTAACTTATATGTGTTTATGTCAATGCTGAGAGCGAGGTAAAAAAACTTTGAATATCATTCTCTGCAATAATATGCTTGATGTCTGCAATTACCTCTGTAATGTCCATCAAACTTGCCTGTTCGGGGGTAATATTGCCTCTGATGTCAGCATAGAGTGAATAGAATTCGTTTTCCACTTCCTTGCTTGAGAGTGATGAAATCATAGTGACGATAAACTCAAGACCGACTTCCTGTGCATTTTTCTTGTCCTTAGTTTTAACATTCTTAGCGAACTCGACAATTTCATTTTTTAAATCTGCTGACTTAATAATACGAGCCACCGAAAAAGCGTCCTTTAAGCCTAATTTTCTCATTGATTATACCTCCTTTGCAACCGGTTCCCAAATGGTGAACGGCGGTTCGTCATCCTCTGAGTCGTACGCTGTATCGTCATTGTGTCCGTAAAATTGCACATCAAATTTACCGTTGTCTTTATCCGCTACACCCATAGTAAGACCGCCCTCGTTCAGACCGTTGAAAATCTGAATAATGACTGGTTTTTCCTTGCCGAGCAGACAGCCGATCCATGTTATGTTCTTGCAATAATCGTTGTCAAGTACATAGTTTCTGCCTTTAATGCCATGATAACCTGTGAGAGTTTCTGAGTCTACCTCGCTTGCGCCGAGAGCTTTTCTGATGTTGCCCTCTGTCACCTCTGCAACGGTAGCTTTGATATATGTTTCCCAACCGTCAATAAGAGTGTTGCCTTTAACTCTCGAATGCACACCGTCAAACTCAATGTTGCGGATAGTCGGTTTTGCAGAAAATTCACCGCCTTTGATAGTTACGCCAAGGCATTTACCTGCAGCTTTGGCAGTCGCATATGTATCTGTTTTTACATCATAGTTCTCAAAAAATACACCTGCGTCGAGCAGCATATTATCGAGTGTTTTGCTTGTAAAACCCGAGTAAGGCTTTACTTTTCTCACTTTTGTTGTGCCCATTATTTTTCATCCTTTCGTTTGTACTCTCTTAATTCGAGAGTGAACATTATTCTTTTAATAGACTTATCTGTTTCGTCTATGTACTGCCTATCGTCGCTTTTATAGAATTTGTAATAATTTTTTTCATGTTCGATGATAGCTAAGCCGATTTGCTCATTTATCTCATCTGCAATGCTGTCGATTTCGTCGGTTGTGTTTCTGTCATATAGATTGCAAGTTACAATAAACTTGTTATACGGCTCATCTGTGTATATCTGTTTGACATCGTAAACCAAACGAGGGAAACCACTTTCTGCTTGCCTGAAAAAATAAAGAGGGACAAAGCCAAACATCACTTCTTTTAACATTTTTTTTATGCTATTCACCTTGATAATCCCCCTCCTTGATTAAGCTCTCGGCTTCTTCTGTGCCGATACCGCTCAAGTATTGTGATTCAATTTTAATTATGTCAGAGATATTATTTTCCGCTGCGTTGCTAAGTGCTCCGATTTTGGGAGATTTACTTGTACCAATTTCTTGGTACAAGCCGTAAAATCCGCCCGGCTTAAATCCGACTTGCAGGTCAGGGACTTGCTGTTTACTTCGCACCCAATATTGCGTATTTTTCGCTAATCGTCCCGTCCTACGCTTTATTTTTCTGCGAGTACGATTACATACGAGTTTACCAACATCACGCAGAGCGGCTCTCTCAAGCTCTTTGAGTGTGTATTGCAGACGCTCAACATTGCTCACAAACTCAACTCCGTTTTTCGTTATCTTAACCGCCTTAGGTAGTGACATTATTTTCACCTACCACATCAGTCAAGTAAAGCTCTACTCTTTCGGAATTTTTGACTTGAAAAGCTCTGTATATCTTGAATTTCTTGCCTTCAAGATAACAGAATTCTTCGTTGTTGTACTCAAATGCATTAATTACTACAACACACTCGGGTTTTAATCCATTGGCTTGAGCTTGGAAAAATTCAGATTGACGCACGAATTTCTGAATAGCATAAACAGAGCGTTTTTTCTCTGCATATATAATCTCGTTGAGGTCATTAACAGACTGTTCAACTTTTTCAACAAGTTCAATAATCGTGTCACTATTCATAGTTCTGCACTCCTCTTGCTGCCATCGCATTTCTTAATTTTTCGTACTGTGCTGACCATTCACTGTCAGCAACAGTAGAAAAATAAGCCCTACAAAAGAATTTTACAGCTTGATTGACAAGGGCGGAGTTTTCGTGCTCGATGTCAACTCCTGCCCCTTGCATGTCAAGCAAACAAGCGTCAATCTCGGCTGAAATCTCATCATCAAACATTGTTGTTGTAATTCTAAGAGCCTTTTTCACCTCTTGAATTAGATTACTTTCAGCCATAGCTTTTCACTCCTTATGCGCTTTTCTTGATGAGCTTTACGAGGCTGTGCTTATCAACAACCTTACCGTCTGCAAGCATTACTGCTTTAATAACAGTGTTGTCCGTTTCGTCTTCTTCGTATTTCTTGACGCTTAAGCCCATTACCTCGTTGAAGATGTAATCGTTAAGATTGAACATCATTGCAAAGGTTGTGTCGGCTGAAACCGTGTCAGCGTACGAATCCATATAGCCGTCTGTTGGGATAACAGCACGGCCGAAAAGTGAGAGTGACGGCTTGCCGTTAAGTCCTTCGGACATACGAGCGACAGGCTGACCGTTGCTGTCTGTGATGCCCATGAACGCAAAGAATGACTTCTTTGTCATCAGCCATACAGCGTCATCGTATGCAGCAGGAAGAGCCGCCTCGGCAGAGCAAAGTGTTGAATATGTGAGCTTGCCGGTTTTTGCAATCTCGATTGTCTGACCGTCAGGCGGAGTGCATGAAAGAATGCCGGTTGGCGAACCTGAACCCGAACCCTTAACAATTGCCATTTCACAAGCCTTAACAACTGCGTTTTTAATCTGGTCAATGAACTGTGACTCAAAAGTATCAAGCGCAGTCTTTGTCATAAAGAGCGAGAACGCAACCTTGCATTCAAGCTTATAGCCAGCAAAGACAACCTTGTCAGTAGTTACTTTCTGCTGGTCTGAACCCTTTTCCTCATCAACCCAGCTTGCTGTCGGGCGGATGTTCTGTGTAGGAATAAGAAGTGCTGTCGGATACGCCGTCTTGAACACTCTTGCGTAAATTTCGCCGATTTTTTCAAGTTCAACGATTAAACGCTGATACATTGTGGTCGGCACGATAGCCGCCGCAGTGCTTGATGTGGTCTGTGCCGCTGTGTTAGCAAACTTCTGCGGTACAGGCACGCCGTGCTGAATATAATTTGCAAATGCCTTTCTGTATTCAAGTGTTGAATACATATCTGTTACCTGTTCACCCTCATCTGTGAGGTCAATTTTTGTTTTGTGATTTTCAAATGGTGCAGGCATTTTAATTCCCTCCTCTGCATTTTTATTTGCCTTATTCACGGCAGAATTTTCAAACTCACTGTCAAGTTTATCAATCTGCTGTGTTACCTCTCTCGCCTCGGTGAGTTTGTTCTCTGTGATAAGCTGTTTAGCCTTATCATAGAGGGCATTTCTTTTGTCGAGATATTCCTGTCTGTTCATTCTGATTCAACATCCTTTCCGTTTGAGTAATTCAAGCTTTGCTGTAAGCTGTGTTTTTTCATTTCTCATCTGTTTGATGATTGTGTCAGGGATAAGACCGTTCAGGCTTGCCGCAAGTTTAACTTCTACGGGCTTACCGGTGGCATATTCGGTAATTTTGTCAACAAAACCTTTTTCAACCGCCTCATCGGCAGTAAGCCAAGTTTCATCGTCCATAAGTCCGATAAGTTCGTCTTCTGTCATACCTGTTTTAAGCCTGTACGCTGTCGCAACGGCTTTGCTTGCTTTGAGCAATACGCCTGATTCGTGCGCCATATCGTTGTAGTCGCCTGCGGCATAACTTGATACATTATGTATCATTAGCATACCCGTAGGTACGATTTCAGAGCTACAAGCACAAGCAATATACGAAGCAGCCGAGGCGGCAAAAATGACCTTGATTGTAGCCTTGCTTTCGGCGAGCATATCGTAAATTTCGGAGGCGGCAAAGATGTCACCACCTGACGAATTGATAACAACCTGTACTCCCTCATCATCCGCCACTTCGTCAAGCTGTGACCGAATGTCGGCTGGGCAACAGGAGGCTACTCCAAACCAGTCATAAATCCACTTATCATCATTCGTAATGATAGGGCCTTTAATGTCAATTGTTTTCGGCATCGTTTTCACCTCCTTCATCGACCGCAACTGTATCTAATCTTCTGAGCGGAGTGTCTCCGCCCGGAACAGGAGCAAGACCCAGTGATTCTCGCCATTCGTTTGGGAGCATTGCTCCACGGTCAACCATTCCAGCGAAATTTAGTTTAGTCTTAAGACTCGCAGATTGTAGATTGAACGAACCGACTGCGATATAATTTCCACAACCTCGCTGACGGCGAGTGAATAGTTTCCGTGTCAGCTCGTTTTTAAGCTGAATGATTTTAGGCGATATCACCGCATCAAAATAAGCATTTTCTTCATCTTCGTTCGCTGTTGATGTGATAATTTTCACATTAGTGTTAAAAAGCTCAAGGATTCTGTTTTTCGTTCTATCCATTTGCAAAGCATTCGGGACATAGTCGTTCGGGGTTATCTGATTTGCGTCAACCTTTGCGTCAACTGCCGCAACACCCACGGAGCTGTTACTGATGTTAAGATAGTTATCAGCAAACGCTTTTGCGTTTTTCTTCAAATCCTCGGGCCGCAAAGACGATGTGTATTTCAGTAACCATTTAATTACGCTTGAATTTCGGATAGCGCTGATGATGCCGCTGTCGGTTGTTTCAACGATTTCGAGCAAAGGAGCAAGAGCCTTAAATTTACCGCTGCCGAATATGTCGTTTTCAGCAAAATCATCACGTAAATGTATGACATCTTCGGAGGCAAAGCGGTAGGTCTTGCCGTTTGCAAGGATAAATTCATACACAAGGTTGCTATTCGTATCATACAAATCCGTAGCTGATTTAGCTGGTATAAAATACAATTCCGCAGGCAAGCCGTTTGTGTCTCTAATGATGAGCCAAAAAGCATTACCCGATAAGGATAACTGTGTGCTTGTCCTATATAGGAGCATATCCATTGTTGTGTACGGGTTTGGTTCTTCAAGCAAAAATTTGACATAAGGCTCGGGATTGATTAAGAGGTCTTTCCTGCCGTCAACGATTGTTTCCCTTATGTGCTTAATTGATAATTTTGAAAATCTAAGAGCCTGTGCATTAACGCAAGCTCGGACGGTGTCGGAATCATATGCTCTGTTGCCCCACAAGAAGAAATTTGAATTATTCTGTGTAACAAGTTCAACCCTTGAAAAATTCTTTGTCTTTCTGACATTGCGAACAGAATTTAAAAAGTTCTTAAATTTTCCCATTCTCTCACCTCCTAAACAATGCTCAAATATTCGTCTTCATATTCAAAATATATCGTGTAAGCGTCAAGCAATGCCGCAGTACCGTCAATTCGTCTTGTTGACTTCGAGGTTTTAATTGGCTGTATATTACCGTTTCTGTCCTCATCAATTGCAGTATTTGCGAGACACCATTTATCAATTGGATTGTTATTGTAGATTATTCTTTTTTTCACAAGGTCGGCTTTGAGAGCTTTCATCGGAGCGGACAGCGTTTTCTTACCTTGGTGTACAGCTTCCATAACGGTAGGACCGAAAGCGTCAATCATCTGATTAACCCACATCTGAGCTGACCAAGCGTCATAGCCCTCTTTCCACAAGTAAATGTCGCATTCGTCTTGTAGCTCTTGATACCATGCCGTAACAACACTTGCGTCAATCTTGTTTCCGGGGCAGGTACGCATAAAGCCCTGTTCTATCCACTTGTCATACGGGATCTTATCCTCGGTTACTTTTTTCTCCACAAGGTCTGCCGGTATCCAGTACATTGACAATATAAAAATATTTTCATTGTCAGGCACTCGAAACAACATCTTGGCCGCTGTAAGGTCGGTCGTGCTTGATAAATCTGCTCCGCCTATGCCATAGGTTGGGCGGAGTTCCTTAACATCAAATTTTGTTTCGTTGTTAAGCTCCTCGAAATTGAGCCACGATTCGGTTGATGTTTCGGCTATGTTAAACTCCTTACATACAAGATTTCGTACAAGTGACGGATTCGCCTGCGCTTTCTTGACCTTGCTTGCAAGGGCATTTCGATTTTTAATCGTGCCAAGTCCGGGGTTAGCCTTTTCCCAGCAATCGGGATTTTCCCATTCTTCACGCTTGTCAAGCTCGTAGATGATGTAAAGGCTGTGTTCGTCTTTGTAGCCTACCTCGTCAAACAAGCCGTTCGTGGTGCGGACAGCATCGTCATAGATTTCATCGTAGATGTCCTCACGAATTTTGCCTGCAGTTGTTGTAACAAGGATAATCGGTTGGTCTCGCCCGATGGTACCGTCTGCCATAATGTCGTAGAGTTGTCTGCCGTTTTTCCATTGGTGCAACTCATCCATTAAACAACAATGCACATTCAGACCGTCAAGCGTGTCCGAATCAGAGGCAAGCGGCTTAAACACTCCGCAATTGTAATCTTCTGAACTCAATTCATTCAGCAGTGGTTTAATTCGCTTCAATAAAGTTTCACTCTTGCGAACCATTCGTTTTGCTTCCTGCCAAATGATTTTAGCTTGGTCACGCTTTGTGGCGACTGCATACACTTCGGGACCGGGTTCGCCGTCACCGATAAGCATATACAAGCCAATCGCAGAGGCAAGCAAAGACTTACCGTTCTTTTTTCCGATAATTAACACAGATAGGTTGTACTGCCTGATACCGTCATCGTCCACGAAGCCAAAAGTTGCCGCAAGCCACGCTTTTTCCCACAGCTCAAGCTTTACAAGCTGACCGCCCATCTTACCTTTACTGTGTCGACAGTAATTTTCGATAAATTCAATGATGTGATTTCCTCGCTTAGCTTCGTAATGATAGCCGTCCGTCGGATTAATCACCTTATCACTTAAATGTTTATACCACTTGCGTATCTTGTCGCAAACAGTAACCTTGCCGTTCTTTATCTGTTCGTAATATTCAAGTATCGGATTATAGTTTAATGGATAGCGTTTCAAAGCTTGTCACGCCCTTCAACGAAATCGTCAAAGCCGTCTGTTGTCGCAGTCTTTGCCTCGGTCACTTTCGGAAGCATATCGTTGAGCTGTTTAATGTATTTGAGATAGTTGCCGAGCATTGTGTTATACAAATCTGCCTCAGGTCTTTTGCGTGAGTACGGCTCTTGTGTTTCAGACTGTGAGAATAATTCAGTTAAGCCATAAATTGCAATGTCCTGTTGCAGTTCTTTCAGCCTGATTCGAGTGAAAGCCGCATTTTCAATCAAGCCAACGGCGAGGTCTTTTCTTTTAACCTCTATGTCCTTGTAGATTTCCGTTAATCGCTTTATCTCTCGCTTAATTGCTCTTTGTTCCTTCTGTTCGTCAGTCATTTTACAAGTCACCGTCCTTTCACACAAGTTTTTTTAGGGGAGGGGGGTCATACACGAGGTACGCAAAATTTCGACCTGCCCCCCTCGGTCCTGTGATTGTTCTAATACGAATTTTTTTAGGGGGGAGTCGGAAAAATTTGACCGCTCTCATCAAAAAAATATTTTTTCGGTTCTTTGTTTCCGACTCCGTGTCCTGGCAAATTGTCGTGACAATCTTTACAGACGAACATTAGATTGTTAAAGTTAAGACTCACACTTGCATCGTTTATGTTGCTCGCATTGAGCATAATCTTGTGATGAACAATATAGCCAAGCCGCTTATGACATATCTGACACAAACCACCGTCGATGAGTGTTCGTTCATCAATGAAGCTTCGTCTGCAATCTAACCACTTTTTCGATTTATAAAATGCTTTTGCAAAATCTTTAGCCATGTTTTCTCCAAAAAATAAGCCGCTGCATTAACAGCGACTTGATTAACTTTGTATTTTCTGAGCTTTGCTCAATTATATTCTAACATACCCTTAAGCGAACAAACGAACAACTTTCACCACTCATAGCGATTGCACATAACCCTTATGCCGTCCTCCGTATTTCCTCCGCCTACTTTGTGAGCTATTTGTTTCCATTCATAACCATATTCCAGACGCAGTAAAAGACAACTTCCTTGCAAAGTTGTTGGAGGTATCGAACTTATAGCGTTTGATTTTTTTATTTCTGCTTTGTACAATTCTTCTCTTAAATCAGCTATTTGAGGTACTATTTTTTCAATGCTACTTGACGCACTCTCACCGTCAATAGCATTTGAAATATTTGTTGTTATGTGCGTAACTTTAGCTTCGAGCATAGCTATTTGTGCTCGATAATAGCATATGTCATTCTCTATTTCTCTAATTTGTTTTAGATTCATTTTTTGACTCCTCCGTGCAGTCAACTGCATTATTGCAGATAATATTGCTTAATCGTTGAGCGAAACGAAATGATATTTATGTTTTTCCTCGAATTTAAGCGGATTATATACTTTGCAAAATTTGTCGCTAAAACAGCGTTTTTCTTTTTTCTTAACTTCGCAATAACTATTTCTATAATATTCACAAGTAGCACAACATCTGTGCTTTTGCCTGTATTCATTAGGTGTCATTATTAATCATATCCTTTCTGCGGTATTTGTGATTATCAATTGCCAAATAGGTAAAATAAAAAGACGCTCCAGTGAAGTCATTAACCCACATTTCGTCACGCACAAGATAATAGCCTTGTGGAATTTGTAAAGCCTCGCCTTTTTCAAGTTTTTTGAATTCACGCTTTTTGCCCTCTGTTACCGTAATTGTAGGTTTTGTAAGATTGCGAGAAGTCTTGAGCCTTTTAGTGCCTGTTACATCTTTGCGTATGTATTTTGCAAGGTCAGCAAAACTGCCGTCTTCGTACAATGGTGTGAGATTAATTCCGTTGCTCCACTGCCACATCTTCATTGCTATGTCTTTAATACAGTCCTCAATAACTATGTGCAAGTGCCAGTTGCCCCCACGCTTTCCACATTCACAAAAACCGATATACTTGAACTGTACGCCTTGCTTTTTTGCGTGATACTTAATGCGTTTAAAAAAATTGCTTACAGTCTTTTCAAATTCTTCTTCAGTGAAATTTTGATACGGCGCTGAAAATCTTACCCACCAATCGCCCTGCTTGAAATTTGCAAGAATTAATCTCTGTGTATGCTGCTCACCTCTTATGCGATTAGCCTGCGCCATCTTTTCTGAAGTGATTGCTCTGTTGATACTGCGTGACATATTTTTCTTGTTACGCTTGCGCAAACTTTTATAGTATTTAATTTCAAGCATCGGTCCTGATTGGATCTCACATTTGTATGTAAACATATTTAAACTTCCTATTATATATGTAAAGGTGATTTTCGTCACTTAATTAATTACTTGAGCAGGATATGCAGGGGCATTTCGGCCCCTGCGATTTTCATTTGAAATATTCAAGATATGATTTTGCAATGCCTTTGCAATTTTCGGATTTTACAGGAACTCTATGCGCAACAACATTAAGATTATCGCAATCAAGTTCTTTGTATATTTCCGCTGCTCGGTTCTCTTCGGTTGACTTGTAAAACTTAAATAGTAAGTCAACAAAAGGTATATCACCGAAACGGTCGAAAAATAGTGCTTCGTTCTTAGTAAGAACTTGTACGCATTTCTGCTTGTAGTCCTCATCGGTTTCTGCCTTTATGAACAGCTGATTATACACATCTTGCTTTGTGAGCAGGTCGATAACTTCTAAAGCTGTTTTTAAAGCATTAGTGTCTTTGTTATTGATTTGAAGTGCAAGCTCAGTTAATTTGCAAGATGTTTCTCTTGTTCTTCTAATCCATTCAAAGTGTTCACGCTCTGCAAAGTATGTTTCAGTTCTGAATTGCCTGTATTCACTGAGCAATTTATATTTGACTTGTACACAGCTTTTAGCTGAGAGTAAGCCAATTTTGCCGCAACTATATATAGCTGACATCGACAGCACAAGCCAACGGTTGTATGTATCAAGACTGTTTATTATATCTGTATCAATTTCACCTGCGATAAATCCGACCGCAAGCTTGTCAAGTTCACTCAGAGTGTCAAAATTACTCTCTTCCGCGACTTCTTCGACTTTAGTTTCTGCATTTTCATTTTCCATTGTTATTCTCCTAAATTCAGATACTTGAGAATTTTATCCTGTGCTTTCTTGCAGCCATAGCAGACAGCAACTGCATAACCTTTTTCATTCAGTTTTGCAAGCCATTCGTCTTGCTTTGCTGTTGTCTTGTTCTTGCCAAATTTAAGCTCGATAAACAGTCCGTGATAACCTCCACGAGCAACAGGTAAGCATATATCCGGCACGCCTGCACGCACACCTTGTTTCTTTAGGTTGGCCGCTTCGAGTTTATTGCGACTACCGCCGTTTGGAATATGAAACATCATATCCAATTCGGGATACTCTGTCTTCATAAAGTCAGCCCAGCGAAAGAGCTTCTTTTGTTCGTCTGCTTCATACTGTTTCATTGTACTTAATCGAACCTCCTAAATTGCTTAATGCTATTTTTGACTGTGAGTATAGTTTTTCAATCTTATTTACAAATTCGTCGTTAATCACATCAACAGGAGCAATAAATGCATATGCTATCAAGCCAAACTTGACGCATACATATTTCTTGCCATTAATCCCATCTCTTATAGTCAAACGCATATCGCCATTTGGCATATCGGTAAACGGAGCTAAATATTTTATATCAACAAATAAAATTCCCTCTTCGGTCGAAATCGGTATGACTATCTTATCTTTGATTGCTATTGTAATATCCCACATCTCAGCATCTGATTCATTTGGATCACTGTCAGACACTAAGATTGGAGGAGTGCCAACAAAAAATTCAAAGCAACACTTGTTTCTCTGAGTATCGTTAATATCATAGAGCTTGCATATGCTGTCTTCTGTCAGCATTGGTAAACCTGTGATAGGATAGCAGGCGCTTCCGTCAGAAAGCCACTGCTCGTCATATTCGGCTTGATACACAAAAAAGACTCCACTTTTTTTACATATGTCAAAGCATTTTTTAGTTTTCATCTTTCCTGCACACCTTTCCGTTCATTACATCAGACACTATTTTACCTGCACGCACTAAAGCTGTATATTCTCCGTAGCTGTAATGTGTAGCGTTTTTCTTGTTGTATTCTTTGATTTCAAGACACAAAAGCTCTATGTGATCAAGTTCTCTATGTTTCATATATCCTCCTGAATTTGTTTTTTGCCGCTCATTAAATCGGGTAATAATGCGTCCCTGAGTTCTGCCAAATACTGATTCTGCATCGTGTTGAGTAAAGAAATTTGATTTTTCCATATTGTCAAAAAGTGAATAAAAATATCAGGTAACAATTCTTTATCGTTGCACTTAAATGCAAATTCGTTCTTATTTTTTGTGAACTGAATATAATCGGACTTTTCAATTTTAATACCTAACAATTTGGATTGTTCGTCCGCAAACTGATTTGAGTTTTTGTTTTCATCTTTATAAAGCTGAACATCAAAGCCTAATTTTCTGGCAATTGTTTCGTTAATAACTAACTTACAAGCGTTTTGCATTTTGGTAATATAATTGATATTATCGGCAATTTCTTGAAAATCACGATGTTTATCGTCTTCAAAATCTTCAATACTTACATCAAAAAACACACTCGGAGCAAGCATATATTTTTTCTCTGCTATCTCAGCATTGGATTTTATCAATGAATAATTTTTCACTTCGTTTTGATTTTTTATAACATCAAGAATTTTCGCAATATTTTTGTCAGTCAAAACATTAAATTTCTTTTTGTAAGTTCTGTTAGTGTGAGATTTGCCGCCAAATTGACCATTCTGTTCTCGTTCCTCGGTAATACAGTTTTCGTTATTATGTATTAATGTAACTTTACCTTTGCTCGACTTGTTCTTGTTCAACACCATAATGCAAGTCGCAATTGATGTACACTCAAACATATTGCCAGGCAATGTTACTACAGTTTCGATTAAATCGTTGTCAATCAAATATTTTCTGACATCATATTCGTTTCGCTGTGTCAACGCCCCCATCGGCAAAATCAAAACTGCTTTATCTGCCTTTGCAATGCAATTTAAAACGAAAGCATAATTTGCATTGCCTGCTGGCGGAACAACTGGAAATCTAATATCGTTTTCGAGCGGTAGCGGCGGTTGCCACTTAACGTTATACGGTGGATTACTGACAGCGACATCAGCTTTAAAATTCGGCACAGTATTTACTGTTTTAACCGTGCTGTATTTTTCGCCGCTACTAAGTTTATATATCTTATATTTTTCTTGTTTTAGCACATCACCGTTTACAACATAGCCGTTTGCGTTATGCAAAGATAAATTAAACAGCAAAAATGGAACAACATTCTCGTCAAGCTCTTCTATATACAAATTTGAAATAGCTTTATCCTTTAGATTTTGCAAAGTCAACGCTCCACTGCCACCGCAACAGTCATAAATCGTTTTACAATTTCCTGCTAATGCAGATACTAACTTACAAAGGCTTTTTGGTGTGTAGTCTTGTTTCTTTTCTGCTCGGTCAGCTTCATAATATTGCCATAATGCCTGCAACCAATCCTTACTTTCATTAGCAACAAGTGTATTGTATTCATCATAAAATTGTGTTACATTACTTAGGACTACACGAAAAAGGATATTTCCAATTTCTCTCAAATCAGATGTGTTGCATAGCTTTAGTATCTGGTTTTTAAATTCTAATAATTCCATAGTAACTCCGTCATACTTACCTAAAATAAAGAGCAGCCGCACCTGCTCTTTTTTGTTATGCAAGCAGTAAAAGTATTATATTTTTATTTTAAGAGGAATAATTAACGAAAGTTATTACTTTCTATATAACAAGCTGTGCGGAGCTTATTAACTAATTAAGATTTGCAATTGTATCGCTTAAAAATGTTTTCGCAATCTGCTTGAGTTTCTCACCCTTAGTAGGATTTGTTTCAACAATTTTTTCAACACTGTTAATGAATTTTGCAAGCTGAGCTTGCAGCTCGTTGAAGTAGAGCGTTGCTGTCACAAGGTCGGCATCTGCATTTTTGTCAAGCTTGTTGGCCAACTGTTCTGCTTTTTTAATAGCGTCTGCTTTTTCTTTGTCAATTGCTTCAAGCTTAGCTCTGTATGTTTTTTCAAGCTCATCCTTAACACTTGTCTGTGCTTTTTCAGTAGCTTGTCTGACAGCCTGCTCAACAGCATTTTGTTTTTCTTTTTCAAACGATGATTTTAAGCTGTTGATTTTCGCTTGTGCCGCTGCTTCAATTTGCGCTTGCGTTGGTTCTTGTACGGCAACCTCAACAGGCTTGTCCTCAAGTTCTTTGATTCGCTTTTGTAACGATTTGTTTTCATCAGTAAGTTTTTGCTTGTCACTTTGCAATGATTTCTGAACATTGTTACTGTCGTTAAGTTCATCACCGAGCAGGGCAAGCTGTTCGCATTGTTGCTTGCTCTTTTCTACAAGCTCTTTAATTTCTTTGACGGACATACCTGCAAGGTCATTGTCTGCAATAAAATCGTCCCTGTCTACTGCGCATACTTCGGTTAATAATTGTAACTTAGTAATACCAAGCTGTGCATTTGACTGCAAAACTGTACTGCCGAGCTTTTCATATGTACTTATGTAGTTGTACGCCTGTCTGCGTTTAATGCCACAAGCCTGCTCGGTGTATGTATCAAATGTTTCAAAACCGAGCGCTTCGTATAAGTGCTTATCTCTCATTAATTTAAGATTTTCACACAAGCTAATCATTGCATTTGCAGCCGTCTGCTCTGCTGTGATTATTTTTTGATGTGTACTTAGTGCTGACATTGTATCTGCTGACATTTCAGTGATATTAAAATCAGCAATGCTCATTATGCTGCTGTTGTCTGACATTTTCCTTTACTCCTTATCAGTGGTTCTATTTTTGTTTTATACCATTTATCCATAAATTTTTTAACTTCGTTCGGATATGAGCAATTTTCAAATCCTCTGCACTGCTCAATTCCAAGTGTCACAGGATTAAGTTCAAGCGTAAAGTAAGGTTTTTCTTTTTCACTTGTCTTACGAACGAAAAGTATAATCGTTTTGCCTGTAGCAACTCTTTTGGCATAGGTCGCTACACAATGACATAGTGTTTTACCTTCGTCTTTTAAGTCATTGTGCCTTACGGGCGGCATAATACAGAAGTCTTTATCTTCATAGCTGTACAGATTACTATATTTTTCATACTGTCGGGCTATCTGCGGCAGCTCTCCTTCGCTGAAATTTTTGTCGTTGACTATATCCGACGCTAAATCGTGAGCCTGCTTAAAATTTTTAGGGTAGAGGACTTCTAAATTCGATAAGTCATATTCGAGCAAGGTAGCGTTTTCTATATAGTCTTTATAATCTCTAAAAAATGTTCTCCTTGGGTCCCAATAGTAGCTATCATACTGTTTTGCGCAATTTCCGTTTTCCCATCGGCGGAAAAATTGACAAAATTTTCTTAGAGAACTGTATTCTAAAATTCTTAACATATCATTAACATCACAGTCGATCATTGAACGAATTGCAAAAAATTCTTTTAACTCTTCAATGTCAATTTTTCTGCCTGTTTGTTTATACGCTTTGTATAGTTTGAATTCGTATAATTTTGGGTTTAACTGTTTTAAAATTTTTAAATCGTCTTTAGTAATTCCGAAACTTTTTCTCAAAGACCCTTTTGCTAAATCAAATTCAGTACATCTGTATGTGTATGTAATGACATCTCGTGCAAGATTAATTAAGTCGTTGTCTATTATATTGTTAAGACTTGCAACTTGATTGACTGCGTTATACAAGTTTTCACAACCGACAGGATTGCATAACCTCGCTATCCTGTCGTAGTCGATATGCCACTTGTTAAATCCTTTTACACGCTTAAATATCTTATTGAGCGTGCCGGGGTAGAGCGGCAAACTCGAGTTTACACTTCTACAAAAATCCTTTCGCCAGTCACCGCCTTTGTAATCTTCGTCATATGTGTATTGTTCCTGCACTCGCATTTCTTGTCCGTCAAAGTCGCAAGTTATTCTTGAAAGTTCTTGTATACTGATGACCGGCTTAATTCTGCCGTAACTGTAGTCATATTCGATTACAAACTCACGAGCACAAAATCTTGTTCCTTTGAACGGTTGCAGATACATTATTGTTTCTCTGTTACAAAAGCCGTTTGAATTCAAATATTTTCGATATGGTTTTGCGGTACACTTTTTGTGGCAAACAGGGCAAGTGACTTTATCTCCGCTGCGTACCTTGTTAATAGTAACCTCGTTACCGCATACGGAACATCTTGCAGTAGTCTGCTTTTTGCTGTTGGCATCATAAAACATATATCGGCTATATGCCATTACGGTATTATCAATCCATTTATGTACCGCCTGCGGCAGTGGTCTTATTTCTGCCAACTCGTAACTTATACTGTCTTTGATTTTTTGGTATTTATCTTTGAGCCGTTTTTGTCTTACTGCACTTTGCCAAGCGATTATTTTTTCAATGCCTTTTCCTTTTGCATATGAGCTTGTGTCCGCCAAATAATCGTCAATGATTTTATCTGTTTCAGCGCTGAACGGATAATAAAATTTATTGTAATAATAACCCATATACAAGCTCTTTTCGCTTACTTCACCCTTGGAATCAATGGTGAGCCATTTATCGTTGCCTTGTTTGTTTTTTCCAATGAGCAGACGATAACAAAATTTAGCGTCAGGTGCAGGCGAAAAAACATCTACAATAAGAGTATTTTCACCTGTTGAGGTGTCGAGAAAAGCGTCATACACATAGTTGTATTTGTTGCTTGTATAATTATTGTCCCATAGGTCGGTATGTTGAAATTCAACTACCGCTTGCATAACCGGTACATCTTCTCGATTTTTATCAATTGGTAATGCTGTCAGCTTTTTCTTTTGCATTGTAATTCTCACCTCACAGCAAATCCATAAGATTTATATAGCTTTGCTCTTCGGTAGATTTGGCAGGAGCAGGGGAGGCATTATTCATTCGCCACACTTCAGGCGGTAATTCCTCGGGTGTAGGAATTGCATAGAATTCGCAAATTGCGGTCATAACCTCGTAAGGATTTGCAAGCCTTTGCTTTATTACGCTTGCTACAAGTGCATTCAACTGCATTTCTTTGATTTTCAAATCCTGTAGCACAATTTCCGCACTCTCCGGCTGTGCTGTGATGATGTCAATGAGCTGCTGCATAACATTCCACTCATTTGAGTATTTTTTATAGTTCTTGCCTTGGTTTTTTATGCAATCAACTGCATTTTCTAAAATATTCATACAAATTCACCTTTTCTCTTGATTTTTGTGTAGTGAAAAGATATAATTAATATGGTGAATATTTTTATATCTTTTCACTTTGCCGCCAGCTGTGCATTAGCTGGCGGCTTTGTCTTTTGCACTTAAAATGTAATCGACTTTGGCTCTGCAAGCCTTGATGTTCTCGGCTGTGGGATTTTCAAGCAGTTCCGTCATATCTTGTAAAATATACGGAATAGTGTCGATAAAATCGGGATTGTAGCCTGTGTTCTCATAGTCATTAAGCTTATGCACCAAGCCTACAAGGTTATCAGGAATGTCCTCAATTCTAATCTGATTGTTGTTGACATCAATAATTCTGTACGGCTCGTTGAATCTGTTGTGTATTAATTTCTGCACTGTTATCACCCCCCCTTAATTTTTCGCTGCGTATTTGCAGCAGCGGATAAACTTTTTACAGTTGTCGGCAACACGCTTAATGCCTGTCGCTCTGTTGTTGAGCTTGTGCCGGTCAAGGCTTTCCTTGATTTCGCTGTCTTGATTTAAAGTTAATCTTTTCATCAGCTACATTCCTTGCTTATAAAATCTGTAGCACGATACAATGTCACGCAATCGCCGTCAAGGTCATCGTCGTAATACTGTGCTATCTCATCGCTCATTGCTTTAATAATCACAGCGTAGTAATCTTCTTCCCATTCTTTCGCCGCTTCAATTATTTCATCAAGCGTAAACTTGCCTTTAGCTTTTCGAAGTTTCAGACACCAGCGCCCCGAAGCATCGTATCCGCTTTCGATTGTTGTCCCTTTTTTCATCTGTTACACCCCCTTTTTATTTTTTCGCTGCGTATTTGCAGCAGCGTATAAACTTTTTACAGTTGTTCGCCACACGCTTAATGCCTGTTGCTCTGTTGTTGAGCTTGTGCCTGTCAAGGCTTTCCTTGACTTCTGCGACATAATTCAAAATGTCCTCAAGCCTCTCGGTGGTTACTGTATCTAAGCCTTGTAGAGCTATGACCTCGCCGTCTTTAATGCAGATTTGTAAGTTTTCAAGCTTACTCATATCCGTTTGCTCCTTTCTTGAGGTTTTCGAGCAATTCACGCTCTATAATTACGCAGTCCCTCAGATAGCATTTGACATTGCTGTTAATGCCATAGACTGTATTATCATCTAAACATATTGCTGTTTCGTATGATACTTTCATCATAAAGCGTCCTAAATCATCAGAGAACACATCTCCGATTTCAACCTTGTTAAACGAACACGATTCAGATTTGTTGATAATTACTTCCATTTCCATTCTCCTTTCATTTCGTCGGGGTCAATCAAAAGTTCATATGGTTTAATTCCAAGGACTTCCGCAGCTCTGACGATTTCTTCAAGTCTGAAATTTTCAGGACTTTTGTTTTTGCGTGCTGAACAGGTAGCAGGATTAATGCCAAAGAGTTTGCTGATTTTTTCTCTGTCATAACCGATACAGTTCAATCGAAAGAAAAGACATTGTGCTACTCTCGACATATATGCTTGCTCCTGTTCAGCTTTTATTATTCTTTTTATTTTCGGCATGTAATCACCTCTTATGCTGGATCAATAGATTTTTCGAAAAGATATTCCAACTCATATTTTGGAAACAATCTTTCTTTGATTGAGAATGCTTCTCCAATTGAAAAATCTCCCTTGGTAATCTTGTTTCTAAAGGTGCTTTCCGGCATACCGATAGCACCTGAAACAGATCTCCAAGACATTCCGTTTGCGTTAATTTCTCTATCTAAGTTTCGATACATAATAAAACCTCCTTTTTGCGTTTGTTACGCATATGCGTAATTTTTAATTTTATTATATACGCAATTGCAAATAAAGTCAATGCAAATTTACGCATTTGCGTAAATTTTAGCGTTTTGCATAAACAACAAAATTGTTTATTGGCTATAATTCTGAATTTACGCAAATGCGTTGATTATTGTTGATTTTTGCAACATTTTGCTATATAATACTTAATTAGAAGGAGGTTATCAGATGGGAATAGGAGCAAAATTGTCAGAGATACTTAAAATTCAGCATAGCAATCCAAATGAATTAGCTGATAAGATCGGTGTACCCGCCTCAACTATTTATAGTATAATTAAACGAGATAATATGAAAGTTGATATTTCTGTACTAGCAAAAATATGTAAAGAGCTAAATGTGAAAATGGAAATTTTCTACAATGAGTACATAGCAGAAAGCAATAATATTAGAGATAATATAACTTTTACGCAACATGAAATTAGTTTAATTACAGCTTACAGAAATAAACCTGATATGCAACCAGCGGTAGATACACTTTTGGGAATTAAGAATGATTATGTGACAGTATTAACGGCTGCAAGAAGCGATAACAACAGGCCTATTGAGCAAAGCAAATTACATAAAGATAAGCTTGAACTGTTAAGAAGTGCTAAGACAGTTAAAGATGATTCTGATTTATAAATAAAAACCACCCCATAGGTTACAATACCTATGAGGTGAGGTAAATGGATTATGGTAAATATAAAAACGCTCGTAATGCTTCGTGGCAATGCATATTAGACTACAATATTAATATATTGCCTGTTAAGGTTACAGATATAATTAATAAATCTGATAATATACGTTTGGTGAAAAACAGCGTTGCAAAGATACTTTGCAACGGCATAAGCGGTATAACCATTGTGGATAATGACAAATTTATTATTGTGTATAAGGATACCGATAATTCAAAGAGATGTCGATTTACAATAGCACACGAACTTGGGCATATTTTCCTCGGCCATATGATAGTAAATCAGACAACTTACAGAACATTTGCTGTGCAAAATGATACGGAGAGTTCAGCTAATATCTTTGCTCGTGACTTGCTCGCTCCTGCGTGCGTACTGCACGAATTGCAGATTTTAACCGCTGCGGAAATATCTCGGTTATGTAATATAAGTCTTGAAGCTGCGACATATAGATCAGAGCGTATGCAAGAACTTGAAAAAAGAAATGCTTTCTATAAACATCCGCTTGAACGAAAAGTTGTAAAACAATTTCAAGAATATATTAATAAAAAGAAAAGTCAGTCACAGGTGGAGCTATGACTGACTAAAAAAGATATGAGAAGAAAGCGCACTCCTCGCTACTATTTTACATTATGTGACATATATTGTCAATGAAATGTATTTTATTAAATAAAAAGAGGAGCATAAAAAATGGGTTTATTATCTAAATTATTTGGCAAAAAGCAAGAACCGTCAAAATCAACCCCTGAAACAGGGAGATCCCACATAAAGGTTTTTAAAGTTGCAGGTGTAACATTTGATGACCGACAAAAATATCTGAAAAAGTTAAAAGCTGACAAAAAATCCGGTAAAGCTATTAATGTAAAGATGGAAGAATACGATTTCAAAGGTGAGCCGGCTATCAGAATTATTGCTAACGGATATGATGTTGGAAATCTGCATAGGGAAGATGTTGCTTTTGTAAAATCAAATCAAGAGCGTATACTTGGCATTAATGATTTTACCGTTGGAGAGCATTACGATGAGAATGAAAAAATCAGCTACAACGCAAAAGTGAAATTGATTATTGCAAATAAATCATAAAAAAACCGCCCTGCTCGACTGGTCCTCGAACAGAGCGGAGTCACCTACACAGGGTGCAGATGATACGATATAACGCAATAATATTGTATCACAATCCCTTGTGTTTTGCAACTCTTAGCACAAGGGGATTTTTGCACCCTTTTTATAAAAAAAGGAGTGTTATTATTTATGGCAGAACCGAAAAAACTTCCGTCAGGTTCTTGGCGAGTGCGTGTTTTCATTGGCAAAGACAAAGATGGGAAGAAGATGTACAAATCAATTACAGCTCCGACAAAAAAAGAAGCGAAAAAAGAAGCCGATAGATTTGAGTTGTCTTTGAATTTATCTAATATTGATTATAATGACTTAACACTTGGGCAGGCATACGATAGGTATATAGAAAGTAAATCCTCGGTACTGAGTCCATCAACAATAGTAGGTTACCGTCAATGCAGGCGCAATTACTTTTCTGAACTAATGCCTTTTAAGCTCACTAAACTTACAGCAGTTATGATTCAGAACTCTGTCAATTCTCTGTCTGCTTGTCATAGTCCCAAGACTGTCAGAAATGCCCACGGACTACTTTCAGCTGTCCTTAAAACTTATTATCCCTCTTTAATTCTACATACTACACTACCGCAAAAAATTAAACCACAATATACGATACCAACTACGAAAGAAATAAATAAATTACTTGAACTTGCTAACGATAAAATTAAAGTGCCTATTATGCTTGCAAGTCAGGGTTCTCTCCGCCGTTCGGAGATATGTGCACTAACAATTAATGACTTCAACGATTTTGGCGTTAATATTAATAAGGCAGTAGTAGCAGATAGCAATGGAAAGTTCGTGGTTAAAACTACAAAGACAGAAGCCGGCACTCGCTTTGTTCCGCTGCCTCGTGAATTAATAAAAGAATGCAGAGAGTGGAAATATTTTGGAATTTCTCCCACAACGCTTTCAAGTGCATTTAATCGTCTTGTAGTAAAAGCGAATGTGCCGCATTTCAGTTTTCACAAACTAAGACATTATTTTGCCTCTGAATGCCACGCTCGAGGCATTCCGGACCAGTATATTGCAGAAATCGGAGGCTGGCAGTCGGTTGATATGTTACATCAAATCTATCAACATACTCTGAGAGATAAGACAAGTACAATGTCAGCTCTTGTTGTAGATATTTTCAGCAATAATTTTTCATCAGATGACACAAAAGATGACACGAATAAAATAAATGCTTGATTTTATCGGCTTTTTGAGTGATTTTCTAATGGGTTCGATTCCCCTCATCTCCACCATTATAGTCACGATTGCATATGCAGTCGTGACTTTTTTATTATACGATTATTCTCGTATTTATGCGTTTTTTATAGCAAAACAAGAATCATTTATGAAGTATAAAACAACACAATATAAATTATGCAACCGTACACAGAATAACTCACCACATATAAAAATTTCCCATTCCAATCGCATTTTTAGTATTGTGAGTATGTATACGGTCAGTCGCCACCAAATAAGTCCCTTTTTTCTATGCTCCTTTTCTATGTTCCGTTTCGGACTTATTCAGTTTTTCTATGTTCCATTGCTCAAAATCGACCTTTTCGCAGACATAATCAAAAAGATATTTTCTCTTTATAGTTTCAGTATGAACACAAAAATAATCCCCATCAGTATTACCTGATGGGGACATTGATACTTTGAATTGCACCTGAACATTTTCATTTGAAATGTCAATTCTGTCTATATATTGCGAAAGAACAAATTTTGTTCTTATTATATTCTTAGGGTTGTAAAAGTAATCCTTTAAATGATTTATTTGTTCTCTGACTTCATCTTCCGTTATTACCCTGTCAATTTTTTGCTTTTCATACTTATGAATGAACTCGGAAGTCTTTTTGATTTGTTCTTCATATTCCTTGATTTTGTCAGACATTATGTCATTTATTCCTGTTTTTGCTATTGCTTCAACAAGATTATTCCTGCTCTTTTCGAGAATTTTTAAGGTTGACTTTGCTTCGTTGTATTCTAAATCAGAAATGCAAGACTTACTGTATTGCTCATTTAATTGCTTTGTTATTACCTTTATATTATCGTCATTGAAGAAAAATTCAACAAATTTATCAATAACAAAGCTGTCAAGATATTCACATCTTATCTCTTTTGATTCACATTTTCTTTTATTCTTTTTTGCACTGCATCTATATACCAAATTTGTGTTGCTTTTGTTATAGCGGATATTTCCGTGAAATTTGCCACCACATTCACCGCAATGTATAAGACCTGTGAGCAGATATGTATTTTTTGCATTTGTAAAGCTGCTTCGTGTTGCCTTTTTGACTGCATTTGCCCTGTGCCACAATCCTGACGAAACAATAGCAGGACAGCCGTTTTCAATCCTTATTATTTCTTCTTCGGGTTTTCTTCTGTGATTGTTTCTTTTGTTCAAACTATTTGCGGAACAACTGCGGTTAAAAATGTATGTACCTTTGTATTTTTCATTTTTTAGTATTTCATACAAACTGTTTTTTACAAATGGCAATCCTTTTTTAGTTTTGTATCCGAGAATATTCAGCTTGTCTATTGTTTCTCCGTAGCCGTATCCCTCGGCAGACATTTCAAATATCAATCTAACTGCTTCGGCTTCTTTTTCATTTATTACAAGCTTAAGGTCTTTGTCAACATCATATCATAAAGGTGGTCTGCCACCAGTAAATTTGCATTGATAAGCATTTTCTTTCAGTCCTTTCATTACTTCTCTCGCAAGATTTTCATTGTAGAACTGATTGACCGAACCCATTATATGATACAATAAATGACTTTCGGGATTATCTTCAAAACGCTCATTAACAAATATGACTTGCACACCGTATTCTTCAAGAATTTTTTTATATTGAATACTGTCACTCAAATTTCTTGAAAATCTGTCTGTTTTATGTACCAATACCGCCTTAAATTCAGGATTGTTCTTTGCGTCATTTATCATTCTCTGAAATTCAGGTCTGTTGACTGTTTTTGCTGATTTTGCTTCATCACAATACCAATCAATAACTTCCATATTGTTTCTTTTAGCATACATCATCATATATCTTTTTTGAGCTGTTATGGACTCCTCTCTTTGCATTGAAGAAGAAAATCGTGCATATCCGACTACTTTTATTGTTTCATTCATTATTATCACTCCTAAAGTATTATTCAAGTATATAATATATATTTAAAATTTAATAAAGTGCAGTCACTGAAAAGCAACTGCACAGATGATTTTCAAAATTTATGATTTATTTTATATCTATATCAACTATTTCTATCAGTAAATCTACTAAAGCATTGTAGAAATCAGAAGAAATGCTATTATCTGTATGTTCAGTTTTATCTATACTCTTGTCATAATCCTGCTTAAGCAAAAGATTTCGGAGTATACTGCAACACACTAATGATTCTTTCATATTAAAACCTCCTAATATTATATATATCAAGAGATTAAAATAGAGTAAAACTCTATATGCTTGGCTTGTCTATCCCGTATTACACAACTCTTATGCCAAACCACTAATAACCATTTATCTAATAAAATCTGATGATTATTTTTTGCAGATAATACTGCAAGCAGGGATTTTTTATTTAATTTTTTAAAATATTATTCTTTATCAGGAATAACTTTTATTGCTGTTATTATTGAAAAAGATTTGTTGCCGTATTTTCTTTGACTTACAGAAAATTCAATTTTTTTGCCGAGTACATTATCACTGCAAAAACAGTTATTATCATCTACATACTCACAACAGAAGTTATTTAAAACTATATCCATATTAGAGAACATACAGTTAAAATAGCCGTTTTCTATTGAATCTACCTTTATCGTGAACCAGCAGTTACGGCAATCGGGACTGAAATATATATCGTCAAGAATACCTGTGTATGTACCGTCATCAATATATTCATATTTTTTCTTTGGTATAAAATCAAAAGTTGGCATAATCATTCACCTCCAAGACATTCTTCTATATTTTGTACTACATCATCTGACAGAAAGTCTTTATTATCGGAGTTTTCTATTTTGTCAAAGTACATTTCTTCATAAGCATTGTGAAGTGACATCATCTTGTCATTAAACTGAAATCTGAAAATATATACTTTCAGGTCAATGATTTCTATGATTTTCTCTCTTGCGACAAGTCTGTCTTTTTCTGCTACAAGTATGCCAGATGCTCTTAGATTTTTAAGCCTTTTGTGAAAATCTGATATTTGATTATTTTTCATCAACTGTTCAAAATAATTTTTAGCTACACAAATTTCATAATAATTGTCGCTTGCACTAAGTCTTATCAGTCCGACATAGCCGATATTTATTGAGTTATAATCAATCGCTTCCGCTTTTCTTTTACCAAATATTTTTAAAGCAAACGGATAATTTATTTTGTATTTTCTGATATTCTTTACAAAATCTTCGTGAACTATTGTCAATAACTCATCTTCTGGTGTTTGAGCAGATTCTATTGCATTTGTCAGATTCAAGGAATAATCTATCATATCAGATATTTCAATATTGAAATTGAACAATTCCTTTGCATATGCTGTTGCTTGAACAACAATTGCAAGTTTTGATAATATTCTGTCTGTCAATCTTTTTCTCTGCTCAAAACAGGCCAAGGAGCTTTCACTCATTATATTTGAGTGTTCTGACTTCCACTTATCATCAATATCTTTATTCTTTTCAAGAAGAATATTTTTGTATTTCTGATAGTCTGATTCAATTTCTTCCTGACCTTTGTCAACAAGCATTTGCAGATACTTATTTCCTGCAACACCATAGTTTGCCATTGCAATACTTTTGATGTTGTCAGAATTCTCTGCATTTTTTGTAAGCATATCTTCAATTTGAAATACACGGGTTTTTATGCCGTCCATAGATTTCTCACTTACAAAGCTTATTTCTGATGTAGTGAAAATCACTGAAGAAAATTCTTTGACTTCCTGAAGTGAAGCGTCACCATTCAGTCTTAGTTTACTTCTGCCTAAACAAAAGTTGTACATAAGTCTTTCAAGATTGGTGATTGTTGAAGAACCGAGTTCATCAAACACAACACTAAGACCGTTTATTTGGCTTAAAAACTCTTGGAGTGCATTTTCTGTACCGTTAAATGTAATTGCAACACCTTTATTCAATACAGGAGATGAATACACACTTGCACACAACATTGCTGTTGTACTTTTGCCTTTGCTTGAATTATTACAAAGACAGAAAAGTATTGAGCCGAAATCGTGTGAAAAATTTAAGATTGAAAGAAGTGGGGAAGCGAAAGAAGCCATAAGAAGATATGACATAGGAATATTTCCGCAGACTTCATTCTGTATCATATTACACCATTCATCTAAAGAACCTTTGTGATTCAGACAAAGATTGCCGTTGTATATGTATTTTTTCTTTGTCGGTTCTTTGGCAATCAGATTGTTGTATCTGAATACAAGACTGTTGTCTATTTTGTCCCAACCAAGCTTTGAATAGCCATATACGATTTCGGCTTTCATATCGGTTATCATAAGATATTTATTCACTTCATCAATATCGGTTTCATTAAATCTGACACCGTATGTCAGAAGTGTTTTTAAACCAAATTTCGACAGAGATTCACCGTCAAGCTGTACGGTATCAATTTCAATACCATTGTTGTATTCATACTCAATCTTGATTTGCTTTGTAGTCACATCAATGATTTTTCTTAATACCTTGTAATAGGTCATTATGTATCGGATTTCGTAAGAATATTTATTCTTCTTAACAACACCGATGAAGTTATTTTCCTTATCGACAATGTAATGTGATTTTATGGTACTGATAATTTTCTGATATTCTTCTTCTGAAATATCAATTCTTTGGAACTTTTTACTCAAAGAAATTTTTTCTTTTATGCAATCGTTTGAATTTATAATATTTTGCATAATAACACCTCCTATTTATTCGGTATTGCTATTATAGGCTCGAATTTTTTTGTTGTCAATGCTTTAAAAAATAACTGTGGATATGAACAAATTGTACATTATTGCTATTTAACCAATAAATTGTTGTGGCGAAAATTTTTGACCTTGAAAGTCTTCCTCAAAAGTTTCTGAAAAATCTTGACAGAGGCTGTTTTTGACAAAAAAATAAAAAATAGGTTTTGTGCAAATCGACGGACATTTTGTCAATCAAAATTCCCAGGAAGAAAAAAGAGATTTTCGGAACGAACCGAAAAGGAGAGAAAATTTCGGGAGATTTTTCGCTTTGAAAAACCTCCTCAAAAATCTTCTTCTCCAAAATCCCTTTTTTTCAAGCAATGCATACTTGCACACAAAGAGAAAATCTCAAGGCAAAGCAATCATCTTTTCCACTCCAATTTCTGAATATTTCAACGATGTGCCAAAGGGGAAAGAGGGTGTGAGAACATCAGTCCTTTTGAGTCAATGATTGTATAGAGTTTGTCTTTGTAATGTTCATTCAATGCACTCAAAAAGTTCTTTTTTTCTTCTTCGTGACTTGTATTTCTGCCGTATGCCACAATTATTGTATCGGCATTTTCTCATCACAATAGAAGTGTTTGTCTTGTCAATCTTTGGTGATTCGTTATTAATACTTGAAAATACATTAACTATTGAAACAGAGCCGAAATCATTTTTTACCGCTCCGTTCCTGACAAGCATGGTTGTTTGGTCAAAAATCAATTCATCGGCAGATGAGGGATAGGTCATTATTATTGCAAGCGACTTTTTATTGCTGTCCCATTCTGCTTTCAATAAATAGCGGTCTTTTCTGTTTTTGGAAAAGACCGCTGTTGTTTTTACTGTGCTGTTTGTTTCAATTGTGTTCGCCATACTCATTGTTCAATACTCCTTTTCTGAAATAGTCAGCTTTGCCGACAATGTTTATTGCCCTGTCATTGTCAAGAACAATACATCCGTCAAGAAAATCATTGCCTATCAAGTTAATCCATTCAAATCTGCTTTCTGTTATTTTTGAGGATAAACCAAAACTTTTGTAATTGTCAAAGTCTTTTTCATTTTCAACATAAAAAATACCTCCGACTGTTTCAAGCGAACAATCAGAGGTTTGTGTCAGAAGATTTGTGAAAAGATTTTTGATATACTTGGCAATGTAACAGTCCTTGATTTTTAATATATCTTCAGGTGTAAATATTTCAATCAT